GCTCATGATTAATCAAATGCCATATCTCATTAGATCCTAACGGCCCGCGCTCTGCTATTGTCTTGTCAAATGCTGACTTGTCAAATACATCCCCATCCCGATCAATGCTTTCCATTTCAGCAATGGCAACCTTTACGCTCCTATTGGATGTATCCACATCGAGCGCCTTTAAATCGTAAACCTTATGCTGAATAGTATTCATTGATTTTTTATTTTGCCAGTACGATACACAAACCGCATATCTCTGATCATTATCACCGAATTCACCTACCATCTCAGAGTCGCCCATGCATCTATCTAAAAATTGATCCCTATTTTCGTTCGCTCTCGGACTTGGCATATTAACAAAGTTGAATTAGTTATTTTTATTTATTTGGCTATTGTGTCAACCCATTATTCTTAGCCTCAAAAACTATATCGTTTTCCTGTTCAGGCAATGGTTTGGAATGGTCGTTTAAACCAATCCATATAGATTCAGGTATTTCATTAAAAGCAGCGCAATTATTACTTTTTGGGTTATAATGTTTACAATTCAAACATAATAAATCAAATTCCATTACTTTAATATTTTATCTAAATATGAAACAATATAATTAGGCAATCCTATTTTGTTATTTCCGTAATATGCTGCAAAAGCTTCGGCAAAAGCTTCTGATCCGTTTTTTCCACTAAAATCACCGCTTGTGACTTTTATCATGTCAGTATTAGATTCTTTATGCCATCTATTAGTTAATTCAATCCATTCCGCTTTATTTGATACATTTATGTCATATAAATGCCCCATTTCATGATAATGTGTTGATCCTTCAAATTCATTAAAATACCATTTTTTGCCGTCTTTTATTTTAGCATAATATTCGTTATATGCTTTCTTTTTTTCTACTATTTCTAAAGGTGTTTTGAATTCACGAGAATTTATAACTAATACTTTTTCAAATTTATAACTAAGCGAAGCACGATCAAATACTTCTATTTTTTGTGCCATACCTTGAAACTCAGAACTTTTACGAGTTATTTTTTTGCCTAACAATTGCTCATAACCAGCTTTATCACTAATAATTGTTGGCCTTGCATTTTTTGGCACCTTATCAATAGCTTCTAAAACTTTATTTAAATGCTCTATTCGCATTGATTTAGCGTTAAGCCTAATGTTTAATAATTTCATTCTATCCTCAGCCTCTTTTATTGTCCTTGCAGGCACAAACCCTGTCCTCACTTCCTGTGGCGGTGGCGGCGGCGGTATATTTAACGGCCTGCTAATAGGTAAGACCATCCCAGTATTTTTTCTTATCAACCGCCCATTCGCATCCCTTTTGTTAACTATCACAAAAGTACAGCGGCAGCGTATAACATCTACCGCTTTTGCCTGTGGATCATGAGGATGATCTAATTCGCTTCCAGACCTGCTATCTACAAACTTATCATTAAAATCCACCGTTTGCCCATCCAAATGCCAATGATCCGCTTTATCCTTTTGCCCTTTGAATGGATTGCCTCTCGTTCTGTTGTCCTTTGCAGCAACCCACATCTTTTGCTTTTGAAATGGTGACTTATCAGCCCCTACAAATGTACCTGCATGAATAGCACGCCCTACCTCCGTTCTGGCTATCATATCCGCCCTGTTCTGATTTAATTCCGGTACGGTTTCACTTATATACTTTGCATAATCGTAATAACCCCACCCCTCCCGATTGCCCCGCTCCAATATATCCAACATCATGCCCCGGCTTGTTTTAACTATCTGTAAAACGCCCTGATTGTAAAAGTTAGTACCTAAATACTCAAGTATCATTTGTACCCATTCTTCACTCGTTCCAAATTGCTTTTCTTTGCGTAAATTGTTATAATTATCCCTTGCATATTTAACGCCAACCTCCCTAATCAATTGGTTTAATGTTCCGCTAATCCCATCGCTAAAAAGCAGATTATTGACATACCTCCTTGCATCCTGTACGCTATTTTGCAAAGCATCTTGAAAACCCTGCATATCCGATTGTAATGCACGGTAAAACTTGCCTTTAAACTTATTAATGTATTTAACGGCTTTATTCCTTTCCCGGTTCCAATATATTCTCCGTTGTCTTGCCGTCATATTTAGAGATGAAGTTAATCAGTTCTTTTGTAAAATGTCCCCGCCTTATTACCATCTTTCCATACTCATTAACGCAATTCTTTTCCTTTTCAGTTTCAGGGTATTTCCGCTTCGCTATACTTTGACAATATTTTTTAATTTCTGTTATATTCAAAATTTAAGATAAGTTCTGTATAAAAATCTATTGCAGAAATATTCATAAAAGCAGTAAAAATATCGCCATTTACAAACTGCCAGCCATAACCCCTAAGCCATATAATCGTTGTATTCTTCGCTGCTGTCATTACTTACATCTTCATTAGGTATATCAATATCTTCTATCAATCCGTAATTTCCAGTTATTAAATACTTATTGTGCATCTGCTCCGTTGTAACCTCAAAGCCTAATAATTGCCTGTATTCATTGCCAGTTATTGCACCCCTGTCAAACATACTATTGTAAACAGTTGACATCTTACTGTAGTCATCTTGCAATTCAGGTAAAGCGCTGAAATCAAAATCTAAATACTCACGGCTGCCAAACGATGGAACTAATACCCTGTTAAGTTCATCCCTCAAACTATTGCATAAAGGCATAATCAAATCAGTAACAAATTTCTTTTGAGCCCATTCTTTATTACTAAAAGATTGCCCTGGAACTAATATATCCGGATCCACACCCATAGCCATTGCAATACGCTCCATTGTCTTATCCTGACTATCTAAAAGCTGCATGTCTACTGAATCTTTACCAATATCCAAATATCCCCATTTACCCTGCAAAGTAGCAACAGCTGCTTTCATAGCAGTGTTATTAATCTTATTGTCAATTACAGATTTCAACTGGCTCGATTGTTCAGGTGTTAAATTGTCAAGTGTTTCATTAAACATTACACCTTTTGCGCCACCGTTCTGAAACATAGCAACTGCCGCCTCCATTGCATCATTATCCTGTTGCAACCTGCGCTTTAAAGGCTGCAAAGGATTAAAGCCCCTTAGATGTGTTCTATCGACAGGATCAAAATTAGGGTTAAAAGTTTTCCAATGAATTATATCTGTTTTATCTACAGGAACCATTTTACCTCCTATATCCAAAACGTAACCTAAAACGCCATATAAATCTTGTGGATCTGGAACTATCTCTACTTTGTTAGGAGGTATTAAATACATTTCTAACACTTCGCCGTTTTCTATACCACCTCTATTAAGCCAAATAAAAGACTCACCATTTAAAACATAAAAGCTAAATAACCCCTCAAAAAAAGCATCAGAACCTTGAGACGGATTAGGATTGTTTATTAATTTACTTAAAGCAGAATTGCTTACTATTTCATCCAATGCTTTTATCCTATCTAATTGATAGCGTTGCACATTATTAACTGGAGAATGTTTATAGCGCTTTAATGTTGTATTACTTTTAGGCAAATAACTGTAAATAGGCACATTAGATGCTTTTTTAGCAACCTTTTTAACCACCGTGTAAACAGTATCGTTATTGCTATAAGCATTTTGATCTTTATCCCATTTAAAAAATGTTACCGGCGCACCTACATAAACGCCTGGGAATGACATTGCTTTCTTTTGTATCTTTTCAATGCCTAAAAGTTTATTTATCCAACTCATTAGAATGCTACCCAACTGGGCGATTTTGTTGTAAGTTTAGTAAAGATGCCGTATCTCATTGCATCCAATAAATGATCATGCTCCTTTACAGGGCTTTCATCACTTGCTATATTTCCATCTTTATCCGTTTTCCATTTGTACGATTGCAACTCAGCTTTTAAATTCTTGCTTGCATGTTGAATGTACAAAGGATGTGATTTAACTTTCATGATGCCTGCCCATACATCTTTATCCGCCGGTTTACAATTAAAACCCGATCTGTTAAGCTCTTCAATCGTTTTTGGTTCAGCAGCATCACAAAAAATTTCATCACTCCTTGACAAATTTAACGATTTCAATTTACTTATAAGATCTGAAATTGTCAACTTAGGTTCATATAACATTTCCTGAACATAATTAGACCCCTCATAATGCTCTATCTTTACCAATGCTGTAGGTACAGTATACCCAAAATCTAAGCCATAAAAAACGCTACCTTTACCAGGTAAATCACTACATACTTTCCATTGCGTGTAAATTAATTCTTTTGAGGCTCCTCTTTCACCTAATCCATACACTTTCCACATAAAATCATCAGGAAGATCTTTATATGATTCTATATATTCAACCTGCTGACGGCTTAAATTGTGTATGTTGTCTAAATAAGTAGAATGTATTTTTTTGTTTTTGGGATTATCCGCAATATCATAAACCCATGAATTAAACTCCGCTGGATTCCAATCCATAAAAATAGTTCCAGTAGTACGCATTGCTAACTGATCAAACAATATTTTATTTATCAAATTTGCTTCATTGATAAACAATATATCACGACCTGGACCTCTCGCTTTACCCTCATCTTCTAACCCGAAAAGTTCAATATAACTGCCATTAGGAAATGAATAAACAAAGTCAGTCCATCGCATCCAGTCTTCGTACCAATTATTAGTATCTTTTAAAACATGCTGCAAGTCTCTAAAAGCTCCCCTTTTTA